ATTCTTCATTGCATTGATAATCAGAAAATGGGATGAATGGGGTGCGGCTGTTACTTTATTCTTGGGACCTTTGGGAATAGTCATCACATTGATACAATCGTTTAGGCGAAATTGGGAATTGATATCCAAGGCTTTCAAAACGGGTGGATTCTTAGCAGGGATAAAATCGATTGCTTTGGCCATAGCGGACGGATTGATACAACCTCTTCAACAGTTACTCGGATTGATAAAGAGATTCACCGGATTGGATCTTGGAGCCACTGCATTGACTGGATTACGTTCTAAGATAGCGACATCCTTGGAAGTGAATGCAGGAGATTCACCGACAGGAGTTCCTACGGTAAACACGGAGGCAACCAGGGAAAGGTCATTTGTACAAAGAACAGAATTAACAGAGGAACAAAGATTAAAAATAGATATAGGCAATCCGTTTGGTATTGTTAGTATTGATGAAAATCAAACTAGTTCGGGGCTTGATGTAAATGTTGAACCAAGTTTTACTTTTTAGACAATGGATTTAAGTGTATTCGAAACTTTAGATGGGGGTGATGTTGTAGTGAAAGGCAACGATTTGGAACTAGTGTCACCTATTTTCAACCAAGTATATTTGGCATTGTTTGGAGGTAATATTGAGCAAAGTACTGATGATGGAACAAGTGAATTATTGGAGCGTGAGGATTGGTTTGGAAACGAATTATTTTTTCAAGAGGACAGAGGCCAACAATTCAACAGTAATTTCGAAAGAGCTCTTAATAATGTTGCTCTCACTAGTAATGGATTATTGGAATTGGAAACTATTGCGAAAGAGGATTTACGATACATCAAAGATCTTGCAAAAGTCACGATTAATATATCTTTGGATGCATTGGATAGAATCAGAATTGAAATTAATCTACAAGAGCCAGGAAATTTGGAGGATAATATATTCGTCATGTTTTGGGATGAAACAAGGAAGGAAGAAATAATTACAGACGATTTTGTTCCAACAATAATTCCATTGGAACCAGGATTCGAGGAGGAATCTTTAGCGGTCTTTGCAAGGATGCCAACACTGACAGAAGACTTTAAAACAGCAATCAATACATTTATTGTAGCAGAAAAATTAGCAGGAACGAACAATTACGCAAAGTATGATGAGTTCTTTTGTATTTCATTAGGGGCTATTAATGGAGTAACAGGATTTTTTAATAAAACGGCAACTATCAATGGGGGAGCTACATTTCCAAATGTTAATGGAGTATTATTGAACGGAACAACCGGTTATTTAGACACTCTTTGGATTCCTAGTGTAGATGGTAATAATTATACTAAAGACGATGCATTAGTTGGGGCGTTCTTTTATGATAAAACGGGTACTGGGACTATAAAAGTAGGATTTGGGGTATCGAATCCAGGATCGGAAGATCAGATCATAATATTTAACGGGGCGTCGCAAATGTTTTATGGGACAAATTGTTCATCCAACACGGTGGCGACAGGCGAAACACCAACACAATACGGAAACCAAAAACTATTTATCCAAACTAGGACATCAAGTAGTGTGGTATCAATTTATAAAGATGGTAATAAACTAGAAGATGATACCGGAACGTCAACTAATTTACCAACAGATAGCGTAATAATAGGGGGTTGGAATTTACAAGGAACCCCCCAGACTTTTTATGACGGTACAATATCTACGTTCATTATAGCGTCTGCCATTGGATTCGATCATGCAGCGCATAATACTAATGTTAGACAATTATTAACAGACCTAGGAGTAACTTTAACATAAAATAAAAAGCATGACATTCTTAAATCCAGTATTGAAAATATCAAAAGAACAAGCAGCGGATTGGAAAGGTGAAAAATACAATAAATACGGAGCTATTTTAATACCACAACCCGACGCAAACGATATTGATTTTTTCATTGGAATTGAAGAGAGATCAAATTGTGATGATACTTTAAGATCAGATATTAGATTAGAACTTCCTAACTTAGAGATAATAGAACATAATCCTATCAAGAAAGATGCGGATGGTAATCGAATTAACTAAAAAAACATAATGGCACAAATACCAACTACATTAGAGCTGTTCAATGATATCAAACAGAATTTAGAAACAGAATTAGGTTTTAATATTCCGGTATTTGGAAAGATATTTTTGAATGCATTGGCGGGAGTACAGGCAGCCAAACTAAAACTATATTGGTTAGCCATTGCTCAAGTGCAAAAAAACATTTGGGTTGACACGGCGGATCCAGTGGCGATAGGTGGAACATTAGAAAGATTTGGTCTGATAAAAATAGGTCGTGCTCCATTTCCACCTACTCAAGGTCAATATACGGTTGAAGTAAACGGAGATGTTTCGGCGGTCATTCCTTCACAATCTGTTTTTAAGTCAGATGATAGTAGTTCGAACCCGGGTAAATTATTCATTTTGGATACTGAATTCACCATTCTCACACAACCCGACACTATAGTACTCAGAGCATTAGAAGCCGGGGCGGTAAGCAGATTAACCGTTGCCGATACGCTTACAGCAACATCACCTCTTTTAAACGTCACAGATCAAGTGTCTGTTACGGTTGAGGATGTTATACCATTGAGCGGAGAGGATATCGAAGCGTATAGGGATTTAGTTGTCAGAGCGTTTCAATTGGAGAGTCAAGGAGGAGCGGCGACAGATTATCGGGCATGGGCTGCAGATGCTCAAGGAGTTCGATTTGTTTTTCCATTTGTAAAGAGCGGAGAGTGTAGTGAAATTAATCTCTTCATAGAAGCGAATCAAGTTGACAGCACAGACGGAAAAGGAACGCCAACAGTTGCAATTAAAGATGAAGTTGAGGAGGTGGTCGAATTTGATCCGGATACAACAAGACCAACAACAGAGAGAGGCCGACGACCACTACAAGCGACAGTCTTTTTCTTAGACATTACCCCCAAAGATGTTATTATTATTTTTGTGGGATCTACCAATATTGACACAGCACTACAGACGACCATCAAAAACGCACTAGTCCAAGAGATAGATAATATCAGACCATTCATTGAAGCGGCAGACATTGAGTCAAACAAAAATGATGTGCTTGATATCAACACGGTCATATCAATTGCTCAGGAACTGTTATCAAGCGGGCAATCATTCGATAGTGTCACTATGACGGTTGACGCGGTACCCATAACAACATCAATTTTATTTGAAAATGGTGACATTCCTTTCTTAGATCCAACTGATGTAACGTTCCCATGACAGATTTATTAACCACATTGCTAAAACTTACAAAAAGACTTTATCCAACGGGTAGGGCTTTTCGAATTCCGTTTGAAAAAACAATTGAGAAAATACACAAAGGATTAAATGTTAGTGAATCAGAAGCATTCCTTGGAGCAACTGGAATATTGGATAGTATTCTTCCAGATAATGACAATTTCACAGAGCAAGACGCCACAGATTGGGAAAGAAGATTGGCAATCAGAGCAAGTTCATTGACTTCACTGGATGATAGAAAGTTGGCAATTGCAAGGAAATACGCAAGTCCGGGAGATATACCAGCAAGGCAACATTTTCTATATCAACAAGGACAATTGCAAGCAGCGGGATTTGATGTGTTTATTCATGAGAATAGAGTTTCTGATGGGATGGGAGGATTTACAACAATTCCGATCGATGGAGTTATCGGTGTGAATTACGGTTCGATAAATTATGGAGCCGCCAATTATGGACCAAGTATTGCAAATCAGGATATAATTGCTAATTATATTGATGCTGAAAGAGACGAATTATTCGTTATTCCGACAGATTTAAGAGCCACATATTTTATAGGAGGGGAGGTGTTAGGCACTGTTGCAGACATCCCCGCAGAAAGAGAATCAGAATTTCGGCAATTAGTATTAACTTTGAAGCCCTTACAGACAGTAGGTATTTTATTAATTAACTATACATAATCATGGCAAAGGATTTAGCAGATAGAACTAATATAACAGGACCAAACGCAGAGTTTCCAAATGGTCAAATCTTAGATGACACAGCACCAGGGTCAAACGACGGAACGCCAATCAATAAAGACATTGCCGCCGATTCTCATCAATTCTTTGCTCAAGGAATGAGAAACGTTGAAATAATTCCAAATGATACCGAGGACAGTGTATTGAATGGATTTCAATATATGGATTCATTTCTAACAATGGTTATAGAAAGAGCGAATACAATTTTCAAATCTAATGCAGCTTCTGAGGCGAACGGTTGGCAATCCGTAGCTCATGGAAATGGAATTTATGTTGCTGTTGCAAACACAGGAACAAACCGAGTTATGACCAGTCCTGACGGAATTACATGGACCGCACAATCAGCATCGGAAGCAAATCTATGGGTATCAGTTACATTTGGAAATGGACTATTTGTTGCGGTTTCAACTGATGGAACAAACCGAGTTATGACTAGTCCGGACGGTATAACTTGGACGGCACGAGCAGCAGCAGCGGCTAAAGATTGGACATCTGTAACATTTGGAAACAACCTTTTTGTTGCCGTTGGAGGAGGTGGAGGAACTACGGACAGAGCAATGACTAGTCCCGATGGAATAACATGGACGTCACGAACATCTGTTGGAGTTATTGGATACAGTTCCGTTGCATTTGGAAACAACCTTTTTGTTGCCGTATCAAATGCAGCTATGACCAGTCCTGACGGAATTACATGGACATTGAGAACAGTACCAGAGGCAAACGATTGGCAAGGAGTAGTATTTGGAAATGGACTTTATGTTGCTGTTGCAGCATCAGGAACCAACAGAGTAATGACAAGCCCAGACGGAACCACATGGACCTCAAGATCAGCGGCAGCGGCAAACACATGGCAGGAGGTGGCATTTGGAAACGGTCTTTTTGTTGCTGTTTCTAGTTCCGGGACTGATAGAGTAATGGTTTCCGTAGATACTATAACATGGACGAGTAAATTGGCAACGGAGACAAATTCATGGTTTGGTTTAATTTATGGGAATAGTTTTTATGTTGCTGTTTCAGCAGACGGAACAACAAGGACAATGAGATCGTTTTAAATGGCAAAAATAATAGATGTAAATAATAGAGAGTTAATAAATTTTGCCAAGAAACTGGATAAGATCCACCGATCTAAACTTCCGAATGCCGTGCGTAATACTTTGAATAGCGTTGCATTTCACACGAAGAAGAAAACATTACAAGAGGAGGCAAGTAAAACATTTACGAGACGTAATTCATCTTTTTTTAAAAGGTTTAGCTCGGTAGAGATGGCCAAGGGGTTCAACATAAACAGAATGCAGTCCAAGGCCGGCATGACTGCGGCATCAAGAACAGGAAAGCCGGAACAGGCCGGATTAGATCAAACCCAACAACAACAAGGCGGCACGATTAAAGGAAGGACGTTTATTCCCTTAGACACTGCGAGAGTTTCCAACAACAACAAAAAAAATGTTAGAAGGAAGAACAGAATTAAAAATCTAAAAATTGTTCTCAACACGAAGGATGCGACTGGCCAAAGTCCGAAAAAAAGATTTGTCAGTTCTGCGGTTGTGGCTATAAAGAAATTTGGCAGCGGAGCAATAATTCAACACAAACGGCAAGACGGAAAACAATTCCTTTATAGAGTAGAACGCGGAGGTAAAAACATCAAGACAAGGGAATTCAGCATAAAAGTGACACCTTTGTACAGTGTAAAGAAAGGACGTACTATCAGAGTTAGTGCGAAACCGTTCACAATGCGTGCAGGATTAAAGGCACAAAAATTGGCGAATAAGTTTTTTGAACAGCACGCGAAAAGGCAATTATCTAAAATTAGAAAATAGTGAGTTGGATTGAGCGCATACAAAGGAGAATGAGCATCACCACCGGTGACGGAATTGTTTATTTTCCTGAATATATGAATGCTGTGTTGGAACAAGAGTACAATGTAAGTGAGTTTAATTTTCCGGATGTTGACGGAACACTAGTCAAAAGAAGGTCTCCGAGAGGCAGAAGATTTGCACTTGAAATTCATTTCACAGGAGAAAACAATATTGACATTGCGGAGGATTTTAGATTAAGCACAGTAAATAAAAAAGCATGGACGATTGATCATCCTTTGTACGACGAAGTAATTGTGCAACCTAGAAAATTAAGGTTTGACAATTCAAAAATGAATGTAACTAAAATCACAGGGTTGGTATTAGAGACAATTTCAAACACAGGACCAACGGCAGCGGTCGCACCTATAGACGAAATACTATCAAGAAAGGTCGAATTAGATCGATTGAGTTCGTTGAACTATTCAAATCAAATAGACAATTTACAAGCATCAGAGATTGCAGGAATCAGCGACAACATTTTGGTAATAGAAAGTACTGCGGAAGATATAATATTAATTGAGGATGAAAAGGTTAACTACAAAAATGAGGTTTTAAAATCTCAAGCAGCAATTGTCAATATCATTCAGGAACCATTAAATGCAATACGATCGATTCAATCAGTAATCAATTTCCCTTTTTCGGTCACAAATACGGTTGAAGCTAGGGTAAGTAATTTGATAGAACAGTTTGATAGAGTGTTGGATTCATTCGCAAATATAATTCCAGGTATTAGTAGGAACGATAAAGTTTATTTAGAAACTCAAGGTGCCAATACAATTTCAGCCGCAGCGGCTGCGAGTGTGTCGAACATTGATGATTTCCCATACGGCAGTAGAGAGGATGTTGATAATATATCACTGGAAATAATTAGTGCGTACAATGATTTTATAGTCACAATTGACGGATTTCAAACAGTCAACCAAACCGAGGAAGATAGTTACGCACCTAATCCTGATGTCATGACCGCACTTGAGGAGATTATAAACTTCACTTTAAGCATGTTGGATGAAATAGCATTGGAGAGTCAACAAGAACACATTATTATTAATGAAGCTGATAACAATGCAATTATATTATCTCATAGAGTTTACGGACCAGATAGTGAGGACACCAATTTGGAAAGATTCATATCAACCAATAAGATTGGATTGAATGAGATTTTATTGATACCAAAAGGAAAAGAGTTAATTTATTTTGTTTGATTATGGGATTACTCATCAAAGTTGGAAATCGACAAGTTGATTTTTTTACGAAGGGATCCATTGAATTGAAGTATGCACACATCGGAAGTACTTTTAAATTATCTGGTGTTTTTGACAAGGACAATGCATTTCAAAGAAGACTATTCAAACCATTATCTTACGAGGAAATTACAATATTTTCAGTTAGAGGAGAACGGTTGATTACCGGTGTTGTATTGAATCACGCATTTAAATCAGAACCGAGGGAGGAAATTGTGACAATTTTTGGCTACAGTAAAACCGGAGTACTTCAGGATTCACAAATTCCATTATCTGTTTATCCTTTAGAATACAACGGGTTAACCCTTAGACAAATTGCGACCAAACTTTGCGACCCATTTGGAATAAAAGTAATTGTTGAGAATGATCAAGGTATTTCTGACGAAGTAATTGACGAAGTCACGGCGGATCCGGAACAGACTGTTTCAAAATTCATAGTTCAAATTGCATCACAAAGGAATTTGGTTATTACGCATAACGAATTTGGAAATCTGTTGATCACCAGGGCTCAAACAAACGTTCCGTCAATCGCTACATATAGGGAGGAAGTACCGGCAACCACAATTAGATTATCCGTTGTTGGAGCTAATATGCATAGTGAAATTACAGCAATGAAGGAAATCGGAATTGAATCAGACAATGCAAGTGAATCGGAGGTTACAAATACATTGGTTCAATCTTTCAGACCTAAAATCAGGTTGCAAAATGTTGGTAACGATAATACCGTTGATAATGTAGCCAGAAATATAAGAGCGAACGAATTGAAAAGCATTAGATTGATTATATCTTCAGATAGATGGGAATGGTTAAACGATAAATCCCTCGAAACTATAAGACCAAATAATATTGTTGATGTAATTTCAGCGGACAACTATTTAGCAAAAAGGACACAATTTTTTGTTGAAAGCGTTCAGCTAGATTTTGACTCAACAAAAGAAACTTCTATTTTGAATTGTGTATTACCACAGGTTTACAATAACGAAGATCCTAAAGATATATTCCAATTATGATTACGATCGGTAAAGCCATAGAAAACACTTTTAAAAGAGGATTAAGAAGAATCAAACTATTAGTTAGAGGCAGAAGCGACACACAAACAGCATATGAAGGAATGCCTTTTGGCCATGATGGATTACCACCTAAAGGATGGAAAGCGGTCCAAGTTCATACTCAAGAAAAAGGAGTTTCAGTTGTTGTGGGTTACATTAATCAAGCTCAATTGGAAGCATTATCCAATGGTGAACATAGAATGTACAGCACAGACAGCGACGGAGCATTAAGCACATTCATATTTCTAAAAACTGACGGGACTATGGAGATGGGTGGCACCGGTGATTTCATGGTTAGGTACGATGAATTAGAGGCAGCTTTTCAAGATAGGCAAGCAGAGCACGATGATTTAGTATCTGCGGTTAATACTATGGCGTCTGAAATATCAGCATTCGCAGCGGCATACGTACCAGGAAGTCCGGTACTTCAAGGAACCCCCCCATTATTTTCATTTACAAGTCAAAACGAACCAAATTCATCTGCAGACA